ACATGGACTTCTTTCATTGATAGAGTAGATGATAGCGTCAATATCTTTCCAATGACAGATGATGGTCAGGTAGTGCTCGTAAAACAGTTTAGACCGGGTTCAGAGCATGTTGAGTTCGAACTACCTGGTGGTATGATAGACCCCGGAGAAAAGGCTTCTAGAGCCGCTGAGAGAGAGCTATTAGAGGAAACCGGCTACGAGGGCAACTTAGAGTTCATATCAGCCCGTAGCTATTCTCCATATTCATCTGGTATGCGCCATATCTTTGTAGCTACCGGTTGTAAAAAGGTATCAGAAGAACAAGATTTAGATCCGGATGAGTTTTTAGATATTGCTGTTGTTCAGATGGAAGACCTTGAGAATCTTTTGTACGAAGGCAAAATAAGAAACCCAGATGGAGCCTATATGGCATTGCATCATCTGGGTCTTCTTAAGATTCGTTTTTGATTTCAGGTAAACCGTTGAAGTTTTGCTGGTGCAATCGGTCTATGTTTTCCTGTTAATGCTCGAGCATCTGGTGTATTTTGATGCATTGCTTTTGAAGGAATATTGCCCTTACCATTTGATTTCTGTATTTCAGTTTCAATTCTTTTTATTAGCCATCTTTTATATGCAACTGGGAAATTATAATAAGTTTCCCAGTTCATACCAAAATAATAACCTAATAAGAAGAACGGTTCAAGCAATACTTGTTCTTTATCGCTCGAAGTTAGGCCAAAAAAAGCTGGCACCCATTGGTAGGGTGACCTCCTCAAAATGATCACAATTTGAGCAACGGAAATCAACTCTCATATTAACGCCGGGCTCATTCTTATTAATATACTCACGAAGAACAAGAGAGTCCCGAGCAGGCATATATTGAACAAATCGAGAAATTAGGCTTTTATTTTCATTTCCTTCAACCGCAACAATTGAACGAAGCAATCTTCCGGTTACCAAATTTGAATTCAAGAAGCCTTTCTTTTTTCTGGTTTCTGTGTCTGCAAGAATTTCTTCTTCTTCTTTACCACTAAGGAACTTAAAAGTAACAGTTTTTTTAGAAACTGGTAGCTTATAATCAAATGCATTGGATCCAGGGCTATTAGGCTGTAATTGCAATGGTTTAATTGGCAACTGATTTAAATCAACTTCTAGTTCATTTTTAAATTCACATGAGGGGCATGTAAGAGTTGGACTGTAGTTTGAGCCATATCCCGAAGCACGAATTGCAATCATGAGAGCATTTCTATCGCCGGAAAGTAAACTCTGAACGTCTATATCTTTATTAATCAAACATGATTTAATAAGCTCGGTAATAACCGTACCACGTTTAATAAGAGCCTGAGACATAAGAATGTCTTCCTCTTTAGCAGTCATAGCACGATATTCAACTGATTCAGCACCATGAAGTGGATGACCTTGTGAATATACTAGTCCTCTAGATGGAAGCGGTACCGCATCAACTGGAATTTCTACCCCTAATTCCTGTTTTGCATATTGAGCCGCCGTTATAGGTTGTCCTTCTGGTGCGTTTCCTCCAACCGACGCAGCTTGAGCTGCTAACATTGCATTACGTAATTCTCTATTATCATTTTCTGACATTATTTTTCTTCCTCCAATTGATATATTGGTTCAATTGTATAAAGGAAGCTTACATTGTCTAAAAACAAATATCTAATCAAATTTCTCTTATTACATGAACAATATATTCTTTTAATTGCCCAACATTAAGAACTTGATGATAATAATCCTTGGTCTTTTGCCGTTCTTCATCATTTGTTAGCTTTGCATCTAAGAAGATATCGATAACCATATCGGGAACCGGTCTATAACCCTTTTTACGGCTCTCTATCTGCTTTAACCTCTCTAGGTAGCGCCAAGTTTTCATGGGCTCATAATCCTTTTTAGAGGCTTTTATAATAAGCTTGGTAATCTTCTGAGCATCTGCAAATAACTGAGGATATCCTTTACGAATGCGCTCATATTGCTCTAATGATTTTTCTACTTGATCCATATGATATAAATAGAAAAACCCGGGAGATTACTCCCAGGTTTTCTACGAAAGGATATCTGTATTTGCGATCAGAACTGAAGAACACAATTGTCAAAGCGAATTGTAAGAGCGACTTCTGCTAGATCATCACCGTCATAACCAAGCTCGGACCATTTTGCATCCTTGCAGAATGCGCCCTTAATGTCCCAGAGCTGCACTACTGTACCAACTGGATCTAACATCTTGATTTGGATGTCACGCTTATAGAAATCAGCATAACCTGCACGACCAGAAACGCTTTCAAAGCATAGACGCATCCATTCCATGACCTGTTGGGCACCTGATGGTGCGATCGGGTCATATATTGTAACGGTCAAAGTTTCCCACTTACCAACGCCGCCGATATAACGTCTGCTGTTGATCCATGGAATTTCTTTTTCTTCGATTGATAGTGAAGGACGTGCGGCGCTCTTAACTAAGAAAGCATCAATTCCTTCGATTGCAAAGACGAACCGATTTTTTCTTAACGGTTCAAACTTTGTAGGTAACATATCTGTAACTGATAGTGTTTCGGCCATATCTTATACCCTTTACTCTTTCTAATAAATATAATTCAAATTATTTTTTTCAACGTTGTTTCTTATGTTTTCTATCAGAACCAACATGCTTATCTCTTAAACCACGTCTTAACATCTTAAGATCGCTATCTTCAATCTCACCATCATCATCTAAATCAAGCTTTTTTTGATTTCCATGAAGTTCTTCTTCTAACCAAGCTTCAAGAAGGGCTGCTGCACGACGATTGAAATTCTCTCTAACTGTATTGGCACCACCTGGGTTTCCAGAAGCAGCAGAACCAGCGGTTCCTTGTGGACCAACACCTAATGCTCCTTGATTGCCGGTATAGCCTGGAGAACCTCCTGTACCATCCATACCACCTTCTTCAAGCATTCCTTCTTCTTCTGGAACAACTCTTATTACTATGGCTTCTGGTTCTTCCATGGAATGATCCATTTCATGATAATCTGCTCCACCTCTCATGTGCATTTCATCATCAATAGATCCGGCACAACCACATTCTTGCATATCATATCCGCATTCTCTTAGTTCACGGACACGTTCTTCAGTTAAAATACCAAGATTTGTATATATAAGCTTCATTTTTTATCATCCTTGTCCAAAGTTGCTAGGATTGTTGATTACGAAGTCCACAGAAAGGAACTCGAGGGTGCGGGTTGGTTGTAAGTAAATCTTACCACGGATTGTCTTGTTCTCAAAGTCTGCTTGAGTTGTTGTGCTTGTATCGATACGAACAAGAAAGCGATCAACACCCTTTTGATCTTGAACACGCTTAAGGATTGGGTTAACAAGCTGAGAGAAGCGGGCAAGTGTATCCGGAAGAGTTTGTTCGAAGAGGATGCGGTTAGCAACTTGCCGAACTTGACGACGGATAGAGAGTAGAAGGCGACGAACGTTTACACGATCAAGAGCACTTTGCTGTGCATACATTGTCTTCTGACCCCAGATTACTAATCCATCAGAGCCGGCAAAGGATACTATTGGATTGATATCTACTTCATAGAGATCATCCATATTTGTTCTGGAAAGTTCGATAACAGCTCTTTGAGTTGTTGAAAGTGCTCCTCTTGCAAAACCTGCTGGAGCAAACCATGGGAAAGCTACAGCATCATTATAAGAATAAGCTCCAAGTGCTGCAACAGAAGCTGGAACAGTACGTAGCGTATTAACAGTTATTTGATCTTGCATGATTACATCTGGGAAATAGCAAGAACCGAAAGAACTGTTGATGCCACGATCACGGAATGCATTTACAGTATTACGTACAGAAACTATTTGGTCGCTACCGGAAATGAGAGAGTTATTTGTATCATATTTCTCAATATCCATGATATAGATTGCGTCAAAGCGATTTTCAGCAATTTGAAGTGCTCTGTCTGTTATAACCGGATTTGTAATGCCAGGAACAGTAAATATTTGAATATCTACCTCTGTGGCGTCTGCCATTAACTCTAGAGCTGTATTGTAGGCAACAACCGCAGAACCATTTTGCAAACCACGTGCTGGATATTCAAGCTCTTTATTAACAGCATTGTTTGTCATGTATCTTTCTGCATAGTTGAATACGTTGACGCCATCAAAACCACCTTGTAGGTAGAAGTTAAACTTACTGAGTTGACGTGTTGTTGGATCAGTTAGATCAGAAACAGCCAAACCTCTTGTTTGATTAACCAAATCAACCGCAACATTTCCGGAGCGCACATAACTCCAACTTACAACATTTAATGTGTCTGGTAGAGATGTAGCGACAGAAGCACCGGTATACTTGACTTGAATATTCTCGAGAGAGAATGCATTATTATTAAATCGATCTGCATCTAGAATGCCATTAGCTGCTGTATCTGCTACGCCTTCATTATCCATAACAACAACGTTAATACTGTCTTGTTGAAAGTCAGGGAAGTAAGAAGCGAAGCTTTCCAACGTTGTTTCACGAATATTGCTCTTATTTGTTTGCGTTGGATCTATTTTACGTTCAAATTGTACGCCCCAATATAATCCTGTATCAACAGTTTGATTTGGTGCCAAACCACGTGTAAGATTCTGACGGAATGGAACTGGCATCTGTACAGTCTTTTGGAATACATTTGCTACCGTATATCCAGTATCGCTAACTCCATTAAATGCTTGTAGTGGAGCGGAACCGGACGTGACTAAGTGAGCTGGTCCACGGAATCCTACTGGAAGTGATGTTGGATCAACATCACCAGAGTCTACAGCATCAGCTACTTCTACACGAATATACTTGGAGTTATTTGTATAATTTCCGATTGTTATTAATTTATCATCGCCATCATTTGCATCGAAGTTATAGAAAGTGCTATAATCACCGATTACACGAGCGATATAGTTTTGAGATGATGGGTCTAGAGACAATCCACGGAAAGCTTCTAGAACAATTCTGCTCTTATCATTATCAGAAAAATCTCTAACAAGAAGATCGAACGTACCATAGAGATATACGTCTGATAGACTTGGAGTAATATTTTCTAGAGAGAACTTTACCTTGTTATTTGCATATGAGCCGTCATCAAGAGAGTGAATACGGAAAAGATTAACTGGCTTACCACCAAACTTTTGAGATGTAATCCATGGAGTCTTTGGTGTACGATAGCGATCTTCAAAATTTTCATAGTTAGGAGCTGTAGCGGTACCAACGTTTCTTGTTTGCGAACCAGTTAGAAGGAACACGACGTTTTCATAACCAGCAGTTCTTAAAGTGAGAACTTCTGTAGAACCAGAGATTACAGAAGAACCGGTTGGTACAGCAAATGTTGGATGAATAACCCAATCTGTCTGCAAGAGGTATCCAGCTTCTTCAAGCTTGAAAGGATCTCTATTGAATATTGTACCAAAATAATTAGGCGCATTAATATCAAAAGATGCCGTTATAATATTTGGGTACATTGGATCAGTATTTGTTTGTCCAGAGACAAACATTACGAATTCTTGTAATGAGCTGCTTAGATACAATGAACCGGTGACCGACTTTGCATTAGCAGAACCAGCACCAAAAGCTGAAGAAAGATATAGTTGAGTGCCGGAAGCTGCAAACAAGACACCTCTAACTACCGGTACTCCTTCTGCTTCTAATCCAGCTTCTGTGAATATCGTAGAGTCTAAGGACTGACTCATTACCGCACCAAGGAAATAAGTTCTGCCTAATGGGTTTCCTGCTACCGCATAAGCATTATCACCTGGTGCGCCACCAACTCCATTGTCTCCTTGTGGAAGTTGTTGACCAACTACGAAACCTGCACCATTAACTCTACCTCTTGGAGAAGAGGTTTGTCTTTGACTGCCATCACCTGCTCCAAGTACACGGATAAATGTTGCTGCTTGTGCATTTCGTAGCCATTCTGAGACTGCCATAGGTCCAACATACACATCATTACTAGTCTCACCGAATGTTGCAATAAAGTCATTTGTCGTTGCTAATGTCACCGGAACAAATGCAGGTCCGCCGATGGCCGTACCGATTATACCTGCTGGTATACCCGTTGGTTGAATTGCGGTCGGCCCCGTTAAGTTTATAATTCTGGCTGAAACACCGGCTGATTTGAATGATATTTGTGTCATTGTTATTTGCCTTTACTATTTTATTCTCTCTTTATTTAACTATTATTATCATCCAAATTGAACACCAGCTCTGGTGATAATAAAGTCTACTGCAATAAACTCAACTGCTTTGACTGGAAGCAAGTAAATCTTAGCATTCATTCTATTGTTTTCACGATCTAGATCAGTATTGTTTGTAGCATCACAAACAATCTTGTATTGTCTTAGTCCACCACGGCTTTGCACTAGAGATAGAACCGGAGTTACTCTGGCGACAAATTCCTGATAAAGAGCTGGAGTAAGTTGTTGCCAGATTAATCTGTTGCCGATATCGATAACTTGACGTTCAACGTCCATAACCATACGTTGTACGTTAATACTATCAAGAGATGTTTGATCACCATCAAGAGTCTTTTGTGCAAAGATTACGTAGCCTTCATTTGGGAACTTAACGATTGGGTTAACTCTTACTTGATAAAGCTTCTCACGTTCACTTTGATTTACTCTAGTTCTTGTGAGAGATACGAAGTTAAGAGCCGCCCGATTAAATCCGGCCGGGGCGAACCATGGATATGCAACCTTATCATTATATCCGATTGCAGCAAGAGATGCAACGGAAGCTGGTACCGTGATTCTTTTACCACTAGCAGGATCTGGCATTACAACATCTGGGAAATATGCGGCTGCAAAAGTGTTATTTAACGCACGTGTGTCGAAGCTTGTAGCAGTATTTTGAACGTTAATGTAGCTACCTGTGCCCGTTGTTGTGCTATCAAATATTCTGATGCCAGAAGAGTTATAGTTTGGAATATCCATAAGATATAGAGCCAATCCATAATTTGCAGCAGCATCTGCTGCATAATCAGCAACATATGGTTCACGTTGACCTGGTACTGCCAATATATTAATATTTGAAGCAATCGGATTTGTCACAATGTCGGTGGCAACACGGTAAGAGTTGATTTGATTGTTTGCAATTCCAGAACCGTTTTGATTAAAATTAAATCCAGGGCTATCATAGTTTGAGTTAGCGCCACCATAACCACTAACGCCAACTTCAGTAGAGGTTGATTGATCATTAAATGCAACGGCATTCTTATCCAATACGTTTACACCATCAAAACCACCATATAAGAAGGCAGTAAACTTGGCAAACTGATTAAATCTATTGAATGTTAACGGTTGAGTTCCGGAATGTACTAAGCTAGCAAATGTTAGTTGATTACCAGATACACAGCTTCCAGTTACTGTATATGTTGTTGGATTTACTGCACCATTACGAACATATACTGCATTTTTCATTTGTGTCTGCACAGAAGAAGTTAACTGATTAAACGAAGTTACTCCGAGTGCTACACGGGCCAATGTAAACTTATTATCATTTAAATCATCGCTAGATGAACCAGTTACTAAAACGTCTAATTTCTCGATGCCGGCAAACTTTGTGAAGCTAGGTACGATATTATTAAGTTCGCCATTAATATTGGTATTTAAAACGTTATTATTATTACGTTCAAATTTAACACCCCAATACAATCTAGCGTCAGAAATTTCTTGGGCACCGGCTAAAGTAACCAAGCCACTACCACTTACAGCACCTCTTGTTGCCTTGTATCTAAATGGTACCGGAGGTATTATAGCGCCTTCCAGTCCAAACGTTGTCGAAGAACCGCTACCAGCTAGGCGCAAATCGCCAGCTACAGAAGAACTTACGTCCGTTAACAACGGATTGGTGTTAAGAAGTTGTGGTCCACGGAAACCGAATGGAAGTGCAGTTGCAGGTACCTTCTTCTCATCAACCTGTACATTCATTACAACACGAATGTAGTTAGACTTATTTGGATACTTACCAGAACGTTCAATTCTACGATCATTTGGATCTTCTACGTCAAAGTTGTAGAATGCTTTTGAATCACCAATAACTTTGGCAATATATTTGTCGCTGTCAGGATCAAGCGTAAGATCATTGTATTGTTCGATAACTTCCAAATTATAATCATTATCGCTGAATCTACGTACTGCCAATGAGAATGTTCCATATTGGTATGTTGGATTTGTTGAAGCTAATATATTTTGGATAGATATCTTAATCTTGTCATTCGAATAAGCGCCATCATCAATAGCTTCAATATGGAAAAGATCATATTCGGTTGAACCATATGGCTGTGATATGAAGCTGGTTGTTTTTGGAGACTTAAATCTGGTATCAAAACGTCCGAATAGCTCAAGGAATGGCGTCGAAGATAAACCAGAGGTTGCGGAAGTATTTGCGCTACCAGAAGCCACAAGAACACCAGATACAGAATTTTGTACAACAGTTGCAACTTCGTCATCAACTGCAAAATCTGCATATAAGAAATGTTGTTGTTCTTCAAATTTTGCTGGGTCGGTATTTAACAATTTTCCAAAATACAAGTCTGATGTTGGATTGAAGGATGCAGAAAGAATTCTGATACCTGGATATCCATCTGCGGTACCAAATGCCGTACCCAAAGAAGTAGATATTACAAGCTTAACATATGGTTCATCCGAGTTTGACGGGACGCTATATACTGCTGTATCGTCAACTAATGGAGAAAATACTTCATTAGAAGCAGACATAATCATTACACGGGATCCAGAAGCTACAAACAAAACACCACGAACTAGGTTTACGAAACCGGTTCCATCAGCAGCATCAGCATAGCTATCATTGCTGGTAAACATTGGATATCCGATAGCTTGGTCAGACTGCAATTCATGACGAGCTACTAAAAACTGTACGGCTCCAACTCCTCTATTTCCCGTATTTGTTCCAACTGCGCCGCTGATCTTAAATCCGGCATTCACAACAATTCCTGCGGTACGAGTTGCGTCAATATCTGCTGCTGTAGTGTTAGAACCGGCACCTAACACTCTTACAAAGGTAAGAGCATTGCGATTTTGCAAAAACTTATCAGCAGCATAGGGAACTGGAAGTTTTGGGTCATAACCACCGAACTTTGTTACGAAATCATTAAAAGAACCTAAAGTATATGGAATGAATGCTGGTCCTTTGAGAGATGCACCAACTAAACCAGCAGGAATTCCAACTGGTCCAGTTGTTCTAGCGGTTAAATCGATTTCACGATCATAATAGCCTGGGAAATTAAAAAGTTGTTGTGGCATTGATTTTATCCTTCTTATCTAGATGCGAGATAGTAGCCTTTTTCTTTTTCTAATTAGGGGCAACTGTCCTGCTCTTTCCTGTTTATTTAGATGATATTAAATATTCTTCTAGAGTTTCAATATCAGAAGCAGCGTATACTGTTTCCCCTTTCTTTTGATTGGTATCTAATATAGATACATACTTATGACGCTTTTTACCAGTATTAACATCGATTATTGTTTTATTAACCGCAAATCTTTGTTGTGTTGTCGGTGTTTGCTTGGTTTCCGGATTAATATTAATATCTGTTAATGTAAAACCATCATGTACTGTATCTTTTTGCGGAGGTCTTTCTAAATGTTCCTTTGGTTGTACATCTCCAGCTATAGCCACATCAAATACTATATTTGGAGCACTTATCCATCTTCTTACAGGAACAGCGTTTGTAGGAGCCTGAGCAGCCAACAAATAACCTTTAACTGTTATATTGAAAGTATACTTGATAAGACGCTCCTCGCCCTCA